TTCTTGTAACCCTAGTAATGGGTTGTGCTTGTGCTGATTTAGACCTTGTAGAGTGCTTTAAAGGCGCATACGAGGAGATTAAAAACAGAAAAGGTTATCTTAATGAAGATGGAGTTTTTGTTAAGCAATAATATCCAAGGCATGATTGATGTGTTTGATTCTGTCATCCAGACCAATCGTGCCTCCATTGATTTTCTTAGTCATCATTAAGAAGTCACGACTATCAGCAAATTGATTTAGCTTGTGTGTTTGCCAAAACCACCCTGCTGTCATAGCAGCGTATTTAGGTGTTCTGACTAACTCTGGTTGCATCACAAAATCTTCACCCAAGGCTTGACCTGCGTGATAGAAGTTGCTATGTCCAGTTAGCTGAAGAAATCCAGACCCACGGAAACGAAATCCATCCCCAGAAGCCTCATCCCTGTTACCCATACGATTGCCGTAAATCCTATTAGCAATCTGCTGTGGCTGCTTCTCATAGGCAGCAGCTTCTTCTGGTGTAAAACCCCATGCTCGTTTTGGTGTTCTAGGAAACAACTTTAAAAGCGTAGCAGCACGATAGTTTAAGTTTTCTTCAAGTATCTTAAAGTTACCACACTCATGCCCACATTGACCAATCCAACTTGCTTGTTGGACAGGTGTGCTAATTCCGAATCTATCAAATGTTTCATTAAACGCATCTGCTAGAGATGGGTCTATGTGCATTTTTTTAAGTTGGTCAGGACTTACCATTTATCAAATCTCTCATTGAGTTATACGAGTCCACACAAGCATTTAACGCTGCCGTGTTCCTATCACCTTGGGCGACTATTTCTGCGATGGCTTCGATGGTTGCTCTTTCGGCATCAGAAGCTGTGTCAGTCGGTCTGTCAGGTTGACTGGTTGCTTCTGTATTTGCGCTGGTAACGGAGGGACTTGTGGAGGCTTGTACGTTACTGGAGGGGCAGAGGCGCAACTTGCCAGCACGATTAGCGACAGCAAGGGCAGTAGTCTTTTGATTGATAGCATTGGTAGCCTCCTGTAATTTAGTAGCATTTAGGTTCAGTTCTTCAGTAAGTTTCTGTTCTGTTTTACGAGCCTCATCATTCTTCTTGGCAATGGCTATCTTCATGTCGTTATCACGCTCTAGCCATCCATAGTGGTGTCCTACTCGGTATGTACCAAAGAGAGATACCAAAACACCAACGATTAACCAAGGTAGAGGGATAGGAAACATTATTCAGCCTCCTGACGAGCAGCAGCCAATTGAACACGCTCATGGTCGTCTTCTAGATGTTCTGGTGGGGTAGTGGGAGGTGGGCCAGGTGTCCAACTCTCATCCAACTCAGGATTAGTCCAAACTGGCATAGCACCGAATGGTTGGCTTGGCAGACCATAAGCCGATTGTGGATAGGAAGGCGCATAGGACGAGTTAAAACCACCCATAGAGCCTCCCATTGGTTGACACATTGGTTGAGTTGGAGGAATTCCTAAAGCCCTTGCACCAGAGCCTACTGCCCTCTTGGTCATCACACCACCAATACCTCCCACGATAAGCAAAACAATGTCGTTCAGCATCTTGGTATAGGCTTGGTCAATCGGAGCCATACTTTTGATAGGTTGAGTAACAAAAGTAACAGAATAAAGTAGTGCAATAACGATAAAGCACAGAATTAAAGTCACAACAACAACCACAAATCCCCAGACTCGGACTTCAATGGCTTCTGCTGTCAATGGCTCATTTTTCTGGTTGGACGTCATTGATTTTCTTCTCCAAGATAGGGGCTACCAAGTATTCAGGACATTGTTGGGTAAACAAACATTTAGGTTTCTGGCATTGTTCGGCATGAAAGTTATCAGGGTTTTGACAAAAATAGCGGTACCTGTCTTCAAAGCATCCAGTTAAAAGTAGTGTTGATAATAGTAAATATCTCATACTTTGATATCCACCAATCTAGCCCATTGAGTCTTAATCTCTTGGGCTTTCTGTTGTTGTTGAGCTTGTTGGTTTAACTCTGCCAAACGCTTCATATTCTGTTGGTGGATCGCCCTGTGAGCCTCTGACAACATTTGAGCATTCTGTTGGTAAGTGGTGATTCTCATTTGGCCAATCCAACCTTTCCAAGTAAAAGATTAACAATTCTGTCTGACAGATCATCAGGTAAGAACTTCAGAAAACCCAAGAAATAAAGCGCTACCACCCCGTAAACGAAGATTTTTAAGCACAAGTCAAAGGTCTTCTGGTACTCATTCATCTGCCACATCTACGAGTCGTTGCACAGAATTCCATCAACTCATAAATGCCAACAAAGACTAAAAACAGAACAAAGAAGATTCCACCTATTGCCAAACCAATCTCTAGTTGTTCTTGCTCTTTCTCTTTGGCTGCTTTCTCTGCCCTCTTTAATGCACTTATCTCTTTGGCATCTGCCAAGTCCATCTCTGCTTGACGAGCCTTAATCTTGTTCCAGACATCAATCTTGCCTGTCTGCATGAAGAGCATCTTTAACTCTTCCTCAAACGCTCTGGCTTGCTCTAAAGCCATCTCAATCTGGAGAGCCGTACCCATGTTCGAGCCTTTGCCAGACTGTTTAGCCTGAAGCATGGCTTTGGTAGCAGTTGACTTAGCGTCAAATAGCTTACCAATCATGGGCGCAAGTGATCCTAGGTCTTGGGCAACACCTGCTGCCTTCTTGACCATGCTGATTGCTGACTGTATGCCAGCTAGGGCGGTCATGGGGTCGATGGGAATCATGCGACCTCCTCTGGCAAGTTGTAATACTGGATTTCGCCAGCTTTTCTAGCCGCTATTGCATCATCCAAATTTTTGTAGCAACCAAGCCACTTATTCTTTTTGTTTACTTTGACATAAACAGTCCACAGTTTTGTTTTTAAACCATGAAACGCCAATGTGCCCACTTTTATTATGGTTCGGCAATGAAATGTTTTGGCAATTATCAGTTCTGCTTACAGCTCTTAGATTGCATAGTCTATTGTCATTTCTAATTCTGTTTTTATGGTCGATGTCTTCTGTTGGAAAATCTCCATAAACATATAGCCAAATCAATCTATGCACACGATAATTTGTGCCATTTATTTTTACTGTGTAATATCCCTGACCATTAGGCGCTTTTGCTTGTTGCCAAGGCTTAACATTTCGCCCATTACCATAACGCCAAAGTAGCATCCCACTTTCGGCATCATAGTGAAACAACTTTTTAACTGTTTCTTGATCAATCATTTCTTTCTCTCCCACTTAATGCACACAACCCTTCGGTTGTAAACATCACCAGTCCAAGTCCATTTAATACATCGGTACTCTATGGTTGCCGCCAAGAGAAAGGCGATCACGGAAATGCCCAAACAATAATATAACTACAAAAGATTACAAAACAGAGAATCAGGGCTGCTACTGAGATAGCAAACAGCCCGTCTTTCACTTAGTCGCCCGACAGAAGTTTGTTAGTCCCACGAATTTCCATCTTGAATGGCGGTTGTGGGTTTGTTAGCAAGCCTTCTCGGAAAGCCGCACGAGTCTTTGGCCCTTGTGTCTTTCCACTTACGTCAGGTCTTGGCAAACCAAGTGTATTTTCCATTTGTTCGGCAAGGTCTAACATTCGCTCTCTATTAGCAATAGCATCTTGTCGTGCTTGTTGAGTTTTTGCTCTAGCGGCAATCTGCTCAAAAGCAACAGCTTTATCACGAGCTTTAGTTATTGCATCTTGCACCCATTCTCTATCTTGAATCTTGGTTGCAACTGCCTTGTCAGACAAAGCCTTCATGCCTGGTACTGCTTCGGCTAAATCTACACGAGTTTTGTCAAATGCAACTTTTTCAGCAGCAGTAAAGTCAAATGTTCGACCCAAAGCCGCTTTATCTGTTGCAGATTGAAGAGAAGCACCAAAGTTCTGGAATGTTGTTGGCGTAGCACCACGAACACCCGCAGAAACCTCTGGAGCGCCTGTTAATGGGTTAATTTGAAGTTCTACAGCACCACGAGTAGGTTGACGAGAAGCCGCCTCCAAAGCCGCTTGTTGTGCTTCTGCTTGTTGACCAAGTGTGCGAGACATCCCTGCTCTGCGAACATCTTCTGCCCGTAAACCAGAAAGAGTTCCTTGTGCACTAGGTGCGGTAAGTTGTGGTGGGGTAGGTGCAAAGCCAGGCGTTCCAACACGAGGGCCATACTGGTTAGGCTGAATAACAAAATTAGGTTGGTATGGGCCTTGACCAGGCATCAAAACCTCTACAGGGGCTTGATAAGGAACGATAGCCTGACTCTGAGGGATTGGTTGTGCCGCAGTTGCTACCTGACTAACAGGGATACGTGCATCACGCAAAGTTAATGCTTCTTGATATTTTGGAGAGGCTATGATTCTTGAGGCTAATGAACCTGCTCCCTCTCCTGCCAAAGTTCCTAGAAGACCGCCCAATGCGGCTCCTCCAGCACCAAATTGGCTACCAATTGCAACACCCGTTGCACCGCCAATGCTTGCTCTTGCAATTCGAGGCGTATCAGCAAATCCTGTAGATGGTTTGACAGCAAAAGCATCTGGGAAATTACCAGCAATCTTGCCAAGAGCCGCAATATCTCCCGTCATCGCATTATCTTTTGAGGTAATACGACTAAGTTTGTTGACATCAATCATGCCTGTATTGAAGTCAGTAGCACCTTCATAAGCATAAGTCTTAGCCATCTTTTGACGGGCTTGTCTAAAATCACTTAAGAATTTGGGATTGAAAATATTGGACTCAATCATTGATTCCAAAACATTAGCAATTGCCAAATTAGTATCTGCAACATCAAGAGCCGCTAAATCAGCACTTTTATTGTCATAAGTTTTTTGCGCTCGTTTGCGAAGAGTTTGTACATTCTTGAGCAACTCAGCACCAGTTAGACCTTCTGTGGTCTTTTTAGCCGCATCGTCAATGATTCTATTGATACCTTTTGCGTAACGCTCAGAACCAATTACTGTTTGATCTGGACGTAATTTATCCAAAGAAGCAAGTAAATCTGCGTCTGCCTTCATTGTTGGCAATTGTCTAACTTGGTTGTAAGGCTCTGCAACCTTAATTCGTGCATCAATAAAAGGTTGTTTAGTGTCAAATTGGGTTGTTTCTGGAAGACCCAACTCGTTTAAAGCAACTTTACGAACTTGATTTTTGTTTACATCAGTTATTGCTTTTGAGCCTTGTTCTCCAGCAATAGTAGATAATGTTCTAGAACCTAATGTTGGCTGAATATTTTCTGGGCTTAAAGCAATCCCAAGACGTTTGGCTTCTATGGCAGCATCAATTTGTGGCCCACGAGCATAGTCCTCTAAAGACATTCTTTCACGCCTAGCTTGGGCACGCTCTTCAAAGGGCATCTTTGCACCAATAACAGCCTTCTCAATCAGTGGGGCAGATACTTCTTGAACTGTTCTCGCAAGAGGTCTAGCCATAGCAGGTGCGGCAACACCTAATGAAGCCATGTAACTTTCAACGTCTGAAGCAGGAATTCCTGTTTTATCAGCAATCCATTTAGCTCCTTTTTGGAAGTTCTCACCGATGAAATCCATGATCTGACGACCAGCCTCACCTTGATATTCTGGAGTCTCAGTAACACCAGCCATCTTTCCAAATGGTTTGTCAACGGCAGAAACTATTCTCTGTGTAGCCGCTTGAGCCTCTTCAGGAGAGCGTCCTACACGTGCCAATGGATAGCCTACCATCTGTGCGGCAGCAGGTAATACTCCACCAACAGTAACATCAGCAAGAGAGGCAGTAGAACGACCAAGGGATATTGCTGATTGAAGCAATTTAGCCAAGCCACCTTCAGTTCTTGGCTTGGCAACAACCTGCTCTTCTGATTCCATTTGAAAACCAGCAGGAAGAGACATTCCTTGTGTTGGTTGTTCTTCTAATACAAAACCTTGTGGAAGTGCCATTTTTATTACCTCGCAGATGTCCAGTTAATACCACCATCAATACTCATAATTCGTTCTTTCGTAGTTGGATTTGTGGCATATATGGGTTTTTGAGAAGCTGTTGGCACTGAAGATTGTGTCGGTATTTGACTTGCAGCACTGCCAGGAGCACGAGGTCGTTGTGGCAAAGTTATTTGTGGCTTAAATGGAAATTTAATGCCCCTTGCTTCTGACTCAGTTACATCGGTGTTATAGCGATCAACACGATCTGTAACAGTTTCAGCAATACGATTAAGAATTTGCTCCAATGCGGCAGGGTCTGTTCCCAAATTACCCAATGCCTCACTCAACACACGCTGTTGTTCTTGAGAAGGTTGAGAATCCAATTTCTTTAGATTATCAAGAATACCCTCAAACAATCTAGTCCGAAGAACTGTAGCATCAGTAACACCTTGTGTGCTAATACCAAATCCAAGTCTATTATTTAGGAAGCTAGCTGCAGCAAGCAAAGGCTCACCACCTTTACCCATAAATGTGCTTGCTGTAGGTATAAGTTTCTTTGCGGCTTCGATGTTTTTAATCGTATCAGGTGCGGTGCGAAGAACTGAACGCTCTTTAGCAACATCTTGTACAAACTGTTTTTGTGCTTCAACACTAGCGGGTGTATAAGCATTTACATTTGTTTGGGCCGCACCTTCTTTTGCTACTTTCAAGCCACGTTTCTCTAGCAAAGCATCAACTGCTTTAGCCTCTGCTTGAGTTAAATCAGAAAAAGGTTTACCAAATTCTGCCACAGCTACCCTATCAGCTTCAGGGCCATAACTAATTTTAGTAGGTTTCTCAGGTTTTTCGTATAAAACCAAATCCGCAGGTTTTCCACTTACCTGAAACTCTGCAAGACTTGCAGGAGTATATTTACCAGACTCCACTAATTTTTGGAATGGATCGGCCTGCACACGTTCCCGCTTTGCCGCTGCATCAGATGCTCTTGCTGCCGCTAAACGCTGTTGTGCTTGAGCCATCTCACTCTGTGCTTGACGAGCATATTGAGCCAAAGCCATAGCGCCTTGTTGGTCGCCCATCTGAGACAACATCTGAGCGCCTTTTAAGATTGATTCAGGATCAGTTTGGTCAATCTGTTGGGCAATAGTGTTTCTAGTGCTGATTAGCTTCAGTTGTGGGTCTTCTATGCCCATAGCACCTGCAATAGCACCACCAAGCCCTTTAGCACCCGCATAGGTCATTGCCGCACCACGAGAAGCAGGGTCTAGTTCTGCTAGCTTAATGCCTTCAGCTAAGGCGCTAGTCCTTTGACGCTCACCATACATTTCGGGTGTTAAACCAAACAGACCCGCTACGATATTTTCTGCCATGATGATTCCTTAGAAGTAAAGCGAACCGAAATATTCGCCTGTAGATGGGTCTACACCAGTACCATATTTTCCATAACTAAAGCCGCTTGTTGTAGGAGTATTACTTAATAAACCACCTGCATATTGAGCAAATGCGGGATTGGCAGCCAAACCACTTATTGCAGATGCGTATGGGTTGTTGGTAGCGGCTTTTCCTGTTGCCAACTCTACACTTGCACCAGCACCTCTTAGTCCTAATTGACCAACATTGAAACCTGCTTGAGCCGCAGTTTGTCCAAGATTAGCACCCAACATTAAAGGTTGTTGTGCCGCAGTCTCAAGACCTTGAACCTGACCCAAAGCAGTTGTGTATGGTGCATAGGCTTGTTGCTGACCACCATAGTAGTTACCCATTGCGGTAGCGCCTTGACCCAATAAACCCGCACCAAACAAGACGTTTTGCTGACCATACTGTTGAGCATTAGCCGCCAATTGAGCCTCTTGTTGAGCACGAGCATTAAACAAAGCCTGTAGTTCAGGAGTAGTAGCACCCATAGCACCACCTTGAGCAACAGATAAGCCACCACGACCTTGTTGTTGGAGTCTGTTTTGCAGATTAGCTAACTCTAACTCTCTACCTGGTTGCAACAAAGCCATCTGCTGATTGAGATAGTTCTGAGCAACCGCTTCAGGAGTTTGAGCCAAGTACTGATTACCCAATCCAAATAGACGTTGAGCGCCTGTTTGTAGAGGAGCAAATTGTGCTTGTGCGCCTTCTGCTTGCTGAATACCAGACTCAGCCAGTTTGACAAACCTGTCTTGAGCCGCTTTAGCTTCAGGGCTTAGTGTGTATCCTGCGCTAGTCAATTGACCCGTTTTAGGATCAAAACCAAACTGTGAAGCACCAAACCTAGTGGTCATTCCAATAGGTCTAAACTGAGCAGCTTGTTTGGCGGCAGCAGTCTCAGCATCAATCATCGCTTGCGCTTTAACAGCCGCTTCTTTAGAAGTTTGTTGTTGGAGAAGACCTGCCGCAGTAGTTGCCCCTGTTGAGAACAGTTGAGCAATTTGAGCAGTTGTCAAACCTGTTTTTACTAGGTCAGCAACTTGAGTTGTGGTTAAACCTGTTGCGGCAGCAGTAGCGGCAGTTGTAGCGCCAGTTGTTGCACCTGTAGTTGCCGCAGTTGTAGCGCCAGTTGTTGCGCCCGTGGTAGCACCTGTAGTCGCACCCGTAGTAGCGCCAGTAGTTAATCCTGTAGTAGCACCCGTAGTTAATAAGCCAGGTATAGTTGCTGGTGGTGTCCCCGCTAAAGCACCGCCACCAATGGCTAAATCTTGAGCAGTTAGTGCCGCAATTTGAGCCGCAGTTAATGGTGCATAACCCGCTAAAGCACCACCACCTATAGCCAAGTCTTGTGCTGTTAATGCGGCAATTTGTTCAGCAGTTAAATTTGCCGCACCACCGCCACCAAATAGACTCTCAAAACCACCGCCTAGTCCACCAAACAAACCAGCAGAACCTGCCAAGAACTTTAGAAAGTCTTGACCAGCATTTACTTCTTGTTGAACACCAGTTCTCTGAAGTTCACCAGTAGGTGTGTATTGTTGATAGCCACCACCCACTTTATTTTCACTTGTTTTATAGGTAATCACATTCTCTAGTCCACCAATTTGCTGATCCTCACCAGAACCAATTACTTGATAAACAGGTTGAACAATAGTGTCGCCAAGCGTTACTGTTTGATTTGGAGCAACAGTTTCTGCCACACGAGCAACAACCTCACCAACATCTAATCCAACAGCCGTAGCCATTTGAGCAGGAGAAATCCCATAAGTCTCCATAGCCGAAACAATCTGGGCATCACTCATGCCAGGGTTTGCTACTAAGAAATCTACAATTTGTGCGCTAGATACAGCCATGATTACTCCTTATTGTGGCTCATCAGGCCATGTAATAGTCCAAGGGAAACCTGTTTGCGTTGTGACATCACGCAAGGCTTGACGATAGGTAGCCCATACTGTTTTGTCCACAGGGGCATCAGCCACTTGTGTCCAATCGCTATCTTTTAGCTTTTCACCACGTTGGTCACGCATTGCTTTGGCTTGTTCGGCATCTTTGGTGGCTTTGTAAGCAGCTTCTTGTTCTGTGGCAGTTGTTTCGCCATCCGTAAAGACAGGGCCAAGCACATACTTTGTGTACCATTTGCCATCAATCTGCTCCACGCCAGAGGCTTGAGAGTATTGGTAAACAGTTCCACCTGTAGCTTGTGGGCCTTCAAAAACAATGTCACCAGCGGGATCACTGGTATAGGTATCGAGCCACTCTTGTGTCAGAGGGCGGGGTGGCAAGTTTTGAGCAAAGCGAGTACGGAACTCACCTTCATACATAACTTCACCTGTTGAACGTAAACGAATTTGCATGATGATTCCTTATGCGATAGCCAAGAAGATAAATGTGCCACCACTTGCATTGATGGCGGCTGGCGCAGTTGAACTAATCTCAAACCCTGCGCTGTAGGTGTCGATGTAGTCGGTGTTTGTTACTTCTGCGGCTGTTGTGTTCATGAGAAAGTAAGGGTCATTGCCACTTACGATTCCTCGGGCTGTGTCCCACACATACCATGCGCCAGTTGTGTCTGTGCGCTTAATAAGGACAAACCTTGCACCTGCCGTAAAGCCACAATCAATTTGAAGCGTTGTTGCTGTTCCAGTGTAGCTTCCTACTTTGGAAACACCAGCGCAAGTGGCAAATAGATATGCAACATAAGTGTAAGTATTGGTGTTTGTGTCACTGTTGTTTCCAACAGTAAACACAGAACTTGTCGGGGAGGTTGAATTCCAATAAGATGTCCCGCTTGATTGAGCGTTTGTGGCATTTAAATAAAGCGTAAGTGTGTTTGATATTGAAGAAGAATAAACGGCCCAGTTTGTTGCCGATTGGTTTCTTCCTTTTACAATCATCAATTCTGGGACTGCCGCCAAATTATGCGTCACAGTTCTAGCACTTCCCGTGCCTGTGTAGCAAACCACATCAAAAAAGCTAGGCGCTCTGTCAAACAAATAATTTATAAATGTGTTTGCACTAGCGTTAGTAATTGTTGATGTTGTACCAACTTTTACACCATCCATAACGTCCCAAGGATTTGCTTGAAGTATTGTTGTCCCTGCCGCTACTTCTGCCGTTGTAGCAGAAGTTTCAACATACCCTGTTCCCGTAAGTCTTGAAGCAAGTAAATCACCAACTGCTGCGCCTCTGTTTTTAATTAACACTGCATCGGAAACACCAGCTGACCCAGTTACAGTAGCATTTGCGCTAGTACCAGTTCTAGCGTTCAAGCCAAACACACTTGTCCCACTCGTAGGCACTTTCATCGGGCCTCTACGAATGGTGATGTATATCCACGATGAATTAGCGGGGAAACCAGCGTTTGCAAATGAAAAACCTGTTGCAGTTGGCAAACAAAATGAAACAGCACTGGTTGACTCGGCACTAACAGAGGCGCTGGCCCTTAGGAGGCTATACCCACTTCCATTAGTCCATCCTCGCATATTGTCAAAAAGAAACCAATCACCATTGGTGGCTGAATCTGTTCGTTTTACCAGCAACCACTGAGGCTCGTACCCAAGACTCACCGTAGCGTTGCCACTGCCATCAGTCGTAAACGACCCACACGAAATCACATTGTCCGTACCAGCGAGGCCAAACCCCCCTGCGTCATGGGCAAAGACATAGGCAACGTAAGTGCCACCCGACGCATTGACTGTTGCGTCAGTGCCAAGGCTAAACACCGTGGATGTAGGTGTTGTGCTGTTCCAACGTGTAGCACCAGTAGCAACCGCTGCCGTAGTGTTTAGCACCGTGTATTGAGTGTTTGCAAGGCTGCGGTGGTACACCTGCCAATCACCTGTGGTGTCTGTGCGCTTGACCATAATGCACCCAGGCACAGAGCCTAGTGAGTGGGCAATAGTTCGGTTAGCACCTGTGCCTGTCCATGTGACTACATCAAAAAATTTTGCTTGTTTTCGGAATGTCCATGAGGAATAAAAATTGCTACTTGAGTTATAAATAGCATTGGAAGCATTAAAAGAAACGCCTGTTGATGTAAATGGAGTTTGACCAGCAAAGGCATTTATTTGTGCGTCTGTGGTATTAGTTGCAACAGTATTGCTCCCCCTAGCACTATCCAACAACCAATGGTTGTCTGCGGTGCTGCGATTTTTCCCCCAAAAAAGCCCGCCCTTACCTGCCAAATCAATGCCGTTATTGATTGTTTGAACGCCAGCGTTACCTGTATAAAGGTATGTGCTAAACACATCCTCAATGTAGTTAGCCACACCAGGCCAAGTACCAGCTTTCTGAGCCTGTAGTTGTTGGTCAAGCGTCCAAATTCCCGAAGCTGCCGAAGTTGTCGGAGCAACAGGAGACTTTGTGATAAAACCACCAGGATACTGTTTAGACATTAGTTACCTCAGCCCAAGATGTTGTTGGCTCATCCCACATATAACGCTTATCGTCTATGGGCATTGGCGTAGGAGCATCCCACAAGCAAGTTGTTTCGTTTAACAACCAAGACGCAAATGGCTTGGGCGGTATAAACGCATCACGGCCTGAGTCGTAGGTGTAACCAACTCCCGCATAGTTTTTACGCAATGGTCTACCTTCTAGGTGTTGACCGCCATGCGTGTTGTATGAAGTTTGAACCCAACCAGTACCAAACAAACCAGAATCAATAACGTCCTGTTCAGCCACAATAACTTGTGTGACGATGCCGTTTTCTACTTGTGCAAAATAACTCATGTTGTTTCTCAGAATGTAATTGAACCTGAAGAAGTCCATTGGTAGATTCGGAATCCACCAGACACAGTAATTGTGGGTGAGCCTGTTGTAGAAGTTGCGGCTGCAAAAGTATCTGCATAGCGAATAACCACAACGCCAGAACCGCCATTGCCGCCAGCGTTGTAAACAGCCCCCGCATCAGTAAAAGAACCACCGCCTCCACCACCACCTAGGTTTGTTGCCCCGTTACTTCCTGCTGCATCAAAATTAGCGTTACCGCCTCCGCCTGTTCCACCAGTACCCGCAGAAGTTCCAACAACCTCACCGCCACCACCACCGCCAGCGTAAGTGACAGAAGTTCCTGTGATAGAAGAAGCAGTGCCGTTGCCACCATTACCTCCAGCAAACTGCGCTCCTGCTGACCCAGCAGCGTTAGCACCACCACCACCGCCACCGCCCCCGTTTACTGTAGCAGTGTGTCCAGCCCCTCCAGCATTTCCTTGCCCACTAGTTCCAGCGCCTCCAGCAGCCGTTTGCCCAGCAACAGATATAGTTCCACCGCCACCGCCACTACCCCCACTTAAACCATCGTTTGATGTAGCCGCATAAGATCCACCGCCACCACCGCCCGAAGACGTTATGGTAGAAAAAACCGAGTTATTTCCAGTTGTTCCTTTTATACTCCTATTGGCAATCCCACTAGGTGCGCCTCCGCCTCCAGCACCAACAGTTACTGTAATAGAGACTCCTGAAGACACAGCAAAACTTGTAGCTGTTCTAAATCCTCCTGCACCACCACCACCGCCACCAATTTGACCTCCACCACCTCCACCAGCGACTACAAGATATTCCACTGCTGTCGGTGCAACAGGAGGAGCTGGAACAGGCCAAATGTTAGCCGCTATAGCTTGCATCTGTTGTCTTAATGTCCAAGAGCCAGACGCAACTGCTGTGCTAGTCGTAGGTGGCGTTGCGGAAATAACCCCGCCTTTGTAGCGATTGGACATGAACTAAACCCCTAGATTAGCTGATGACTTCGTAGCTGATGCTGTATGCAATACCACTGGCTGTGCCTGATGTAACAGCAATTGATGTGCCTTCCATCAAATACAAACCTGTGGTTTTGTCCACAACAATCAACGAAGCGTCAGCGGGGACAGACACTGTAGACACAATTGGGTAAGCCGTGCCGCCCGAAGGAGCAGAGCCTTGAGCCACAGCACCATTAGTGTAAATAGACACTGTAGCATCTACGGCTGAAGTGCCGTTCACGTTAGCTGCAACGATTTGGTTAATTTTGAAGACTTGACCACTTGAAGCTGCGTTAGGAACCAGCACCAAAGCAGTAGTGCCGCCAGGTGTCAAATATGTCGTTGTGCCACTGGCTGTAGTAGCCGCAAAAAGGTTTGGATTTGCCATAATATTTCCTTAAAAACCAAAGACCATTGCGATAGCCGTGGCCCTCGCTTGAGATACGCCTGAAGCCGCTGGCGCAGTAGACTGCCACGTTGTGCCGTTAGAAGTCAACACGTTGCCCGCAGTGCTAGGCGCAACTACTTGAACAGCACTTGTGCCATTACCTAAAATGACGTTGTTGGCAGCCAAAGTAGATGCACCTGTACCGCCATTAGCAATAGGCAGAGTGCCTGTTACACCAGTAGATAAAGGAAGACCTGTAGCATTCGTTAAAGTGGCACTTGCAGGAGTTCCAAGAATAGGAGCAACAAGAGTCAATGCTGTTCCATTGGTTGTAGCACCTGTGATTCCAGCAAATGCACCCGCATTGTTGTACTGAACTTCAGTAGTAGAACCGCCTGGTGCGCCACCACCACCAGAAGCCGCAATAGTTTGATTGGGCCATGTGCCAGTAACAGTTACGTTTGTTCCCGCAACAATGCTAGGTGTCGCTGTTCCCGTACCACCATTGGCGACAGGAAGTTGTCCTGTTACACCAGTAGATAAAGGCAAGCCAGTTAAGTTGGTTGCTGTTCCACTAGAAGGTGTACCAAGAACACCACCATTAACCAAAGGTGCGCCAGAAGAGCCTACATTGACCGCTAAAGCCGTTGCTACACCAGTTCCTAAACCTGATACGCCTGTAGAAATGGGAAGCCCTGTAGCATTTGTCAATGTTGCGCTAGTAGGTGTTCCAAGAATAGGAGTAACAAGAGTAGGAGAGGTAGCAAAGACTGCCGATCCTGTTCCTGTCTCATCAGTCAAAGCACCCAAAAGATCAGCAGAACTAAATGAACCCAAAGATGTGGCATTGCCGACAGAAGTAACTGCACCAGTTAAGTTTGCGTTAGTTGTGACATTACCTGCCGTCAAACCAGAGGCAGTACCTGTTAAGTTTGTAGCTACACCAGATGCGGGAGTACCCAAAGCAGGAGTTACTAGTGTTGGAGAGTTTGATAACACTACATTGCCAGTACCAGTAGAGCTAGTTACACCAGTACCACCATTTGCCACAGGCAAAGTGCCAGTAATGTCAGAAGTAGACAGGCTTACCGCATCCCAAGTAGCATTAGTGCCATCAGTCTGAAGATACTTGTTTGCGTTACCAGTTTGGCTAGGCAAGAGGTTGTTCAAAGCAGCAGTAGCCGTAGAAGCACCAGTACCGCCATCAGCAATAGCTAAGTCTGTGATACCTGTGATTGAACCACCAGTAATTGCGGCAGAAGCATTATCTGTTTTAGTGCCAACAGCAGTAGCAATATTGTTAAACTCTGTATCAATCTCAGTACCTTTAACAATCTTTAAGGGATTGCCAGGTGACAAATTGTCCTTGCTAGCGAAATTGGTGGTCTTTGTATAGTTACTCAAGATAATTCTCCTTAGCCCATTTTGCCATCTTTGGCTTGAATTTCAATCTTTTGCAATGAAAAAGAAACACCTTTAATGGTTGTTTCATACCCTGTCTGGACAATCTTTCCAAAACCAGAAGCATTGGCAGTTAGCGTCTTAATTGGCACACCACTTGTGTATTCAGCAATGTTGTATTCAGCAGTTCCATATTCATAACTTGTCTGTGATGGGATATATACATTCTCTGCACGATAAGCACCAGAGTAGTCAAACCCCCAATTGATAGTCAAAAACTGATCTGATCCACCAATCACAATAGCGGTCACGTTTTTCAAAATAGAAATCTGATTAGGATTTCCCAAGTCAGCATTGTTTGTGTAGTACGCAAATCGGTACGTTAATGTGTCATCTAGGTAAGTTCCATACTTGCCGATATACCCATTTTTACCAATGTATAAGTCGCCATTACGCAATGAACGCAAAGCAGTTGGAGCAATAGAGTCCCACTTAGTGACCCTAGATGCACCATCTTGCAATGATTGCTTTGTATCGAAACAGTAAACTTGGAAAGATGCGGGTAAAACAAGTAGATAAAAGGCTTCTTTTTCTGAATAAACAGACTTCAGATTAGCCAATGTCTCGCTTGCCAATGCTGAATTTAGGTCAAAACGAACATTCTTAGACAAGTCTCTCAGGGGAGCAGACTTCTCTTGAATTGTCCTCATCAAGGAACGAACACCTGAGTCTGACAAGAAAATAACATCAGAGCCAACGCTTTGAATAGTATCCCTTGCGATACACCCAATAGAGCCAATTGTGTCGCTCAAAACAAGAGATGCGGGTGTAGAAGCACCAGAATAGACAAGAATCTGTCGTTTACCAAAGATAAACAAGAAATCATTGTGTGCTGCCAAGCCCATGACCTCATCTGCACCATTAGGCCATACACGGGATACATCTAATGAGCCTGAAGTGCCACCACCCCATACATGACCTGCAATCAGATCAGAGAAGGTAACAGTTACTTTGTCTGTAGAAGTATTAGCCACCCACAAACGACCAAATGCTGAAATAGCAATGTTGGCTTGAGGAACTGTAGCTACATAGCCAGACTTCTCTGAGACTCTGCGATAAGTTGTAGTACTTACGGCAGGGTCATAAATCAAAGGATCGTGACCTGTTTGAAAGAAATATGCAATGCCATTTAAGGATGCAGTTTGCCAGTTATTAGCCGTGATAGTAGGAGCAGTACCACCACCACCATAGGTCAACTCAGTAACCGCATTAGCAGTACCAAGTTTAAATATCTTGTTGTTGCCAGCAAACAGAACTGTAAGAGTTCCGTCAGTCTGAACTAACTCATGGATAACACCAACATCATTAGCACCCAAAGCACCAGAAGATGAGTTAACCCTTGACCAACCTTTTCTAGCACCAATACGACCATACTGATCCAAGATGCAGTTAGTTGCAACCAAGGCAAAGCCAGCCCCTAAATCAAGGGGAGAATCTTCAGTATTCAGGC